AGCCGGAGTTGCACCGGTACGACGGTAGATGATACCATCGCCAACCTTTACTGTTTCTTAGCCAAATAGGACAAGGACACCGTCGCGGTCGCATTTAACTCTGCGCCAGGGCACGGATCGGGCCCACCCCCCGGTGAATCTTCACCGTGAGAGTAAGAGTATAAGTGTAATAGACTCTTCCGTTAAGGGAGAGTAGCAATAATTGATGTTACCGTTTACCAACCGTTCTGCTTCAGGAAATGAGAATTTCCGTATGCGTGAGTAATCAGCATTGAAAGAAGCATTCAGCAAACACGTACTTGGTCCCACAATTGGATATTGCGGAACCTCCTATCATGTTTAAGCATGGTACTTCTGGTGATTTGGGTACTAGTAGAAGGTGGAGATGGAGTTGTAAACTCAGCTCACGTCAAGACCATACCGGGTTCGACAGTCGTCAAACCGGTCGACTGACGCTAAGCAGAGGAGACTAATTTGGTCTTAAACGAATGCCCGTCCTCGTGGAAGGGGCTTATTCCGCTTAGTGCTCCAAAGTAGAATATAAGTACATTTCTACGGAAGAGCGAACTCGTCCTATAGAATGTCGAAAGGGTGAAGGTGGTCTAACTAATGACTGCCCGAAGGCCCGTAACCTTGATAAGCTCGCCGATGAAACTAGGCTGGCATCTATGGGATTCCCAAGAGCCCGCTTCGTCAAAACAGACAAGTGGTGTCTTACAAGGACTTTAAGAGACAGGGAAAGTTATCACCTCCTTGGTGTCTTTACTCTGCCAAAAGGGATTGGACGCCGAAACGGCGATGGGGAAATACTAACCAGACCAATGGGATAAATCCGATTGGTAGGCGTGTACTCCAAGATGTAGTAACCTACTAGAGGAAAACCTATCTGATAGATCGAAAGATCGTCGGACTACTTGCTTAAGGATAAGCTTGAGTAGACCCGGGAAGATCCAATCCTGGATAAGACCTCTCTTCGGCATGTTGAGGGGAACGACAGAGGAGCGCCTAATCTGATGGACCCTTAACCAGTTTAATCCGGTGAAGGGCCGTGACAGTAGGAACCAAAGGCCATTGTGCCCTAAGTATCAATTGTATTAAGTGTCCCTGCTGCTTCCTTCCCGAACTAGGAGAACGGCTTGTTCCCTAGTTTCCTTGGAGCTAGGATCGAAATCGGAGGCTTCCTGCTCTCTTCATTCAAGGTTCTCAGTAACTACATGTTTTCTGCAGTAACATTGCTTCCGCTTGTATTTCGGGTAAACACCCAGTCTCTTCCAGCTTCACCATCGTGCTCAGTTCCGTTCCTAAGCGTTTTTACACGCTCTTTTACATCAACAATAGCTCTAAGTTCTCGTACCATTGGTACTACAACTTTCGAGTCGTATTACGACGAGGAAGTCAAGGTTATCCGGGAGGCTGACGACCCCAAGCACCCGCAGCATGCGGAATACTTGGCGGCAACGGCGGCTAAACGCGCACCCGAGGGGGGTGCGGATAACACGCCTGATCAACCAACTCCGATACCTCTTTCGACCGAACTCTTGAGCGACGAACAGTGGAACTTACTTAGTGAGTTTACACAACGAATACTCCTCGTCCTTTACAAGGACAGGACTCGTGTTCCCGCTGATAGCTTAACGCACCCTGTTAGGCTCGGTGAGTTCCGCCGTGCAGAATCTCTGTACCGGGCCATCGATGAGAACGTTAGATCACAAACGGTGTCACGGCGTCCCCGAACCATAATGGTTCAGGGCGTAGTCGTAGACTATGCGAAAGCAATGGCTGCAGACTATGTAATTACCGACCCAAACCGGCCTACAGTGGCAATCTATCTGACTACGCAAGCTTACCTTACATTCCTGGCTCAAATGACATCCGGCAAGATTTCTATTAAAGTACTCTTGGGTCCTGGCGAACCTCGCCAAAGTGAAACTTCCCCCCCGGGGGGGGCCCCCCACGTAAGTGGAAAGGAGGCGCGTTATCGGCTCTCAGGAGCGGTACCGTTTGGATTTCTTGCTTTTCTGCCCAAGATGTTACGAGTAAAACCCGTTGACATCCTTTCATTCAAGTTACCTTCCGTATGTACGTTATCGCCTACTCTTCGATTACTAAGTTCGCAACGCGGACTTCGTATGGTCATCAGATCTTACACTATACTGTTTTCCGTGTTAATCCTTTCCAACGCGACAAAATCGCTGCGGCAAGGGGCACTGCAAGTACTTTATGTGTTTTATCAAATGATAGAGGCTAATGGTATAGTATATACGTCCCTCTACTTTAAAGAGGCTAGACGGATTACTATGAAGTATCTTAATGGTACACCGGCTACGGTAAGTAGTGAGACCCTATGTTATGTTGGAATTACGAAGGATGGTATCCCATCGATTCTACCTGGGGCGTTAGCCGTACCCCTCCGTAGAGGAGATACAGATGCCATCCGTATTATTCTCTTTTTGCTACATGTACCTTCTCTGCTAACGTATGAGGCGCTTCCGAAAATCAATACGATTACGGACCCACCTGCACCGTTATCTGCAGAGATATTGAAGCGGATCGAGGCTTTCGTCCCTATATATCACCGTAAGTTGAAGTCCTTACCTAAGGCTGAACTTGCGAATGCTGAGTTACTCGGTGTTCGTCGGTTTAACTTCTCTGTAAAGGCTGGTCCTAACGGGCCAGCCCTCCTTACTAGTTTCCTGGATGCTTTGGCGTTATTCAGCCATTCATCTTTCCACTCTGTTAAGGCGTACGCCGAGGCAATACGTGCGAATAAAGTTATTGGTAAGATCGAGATTTT